TTAAATAAAAATAGGAACGAAAAAAGCCTCTATACTGAAAAGTACAGAGGCTTTCTCGTTACCCACGGGGGACACTTGTAAGGCTATTGTACTTTGATAAAATAATGTTGTCAATGAGAGTTGTATAAACCGTATCAAGCTCTTTATTATACGTAACGAAATAAAAGTTTCTATAATCACATCCATCTATTCGGCGCCGGGTGATGAGATTTTTTAATTTACCGTTTTTAGTTCACTGTATTTAGTGGTCAGCATTGAGACAAAAGCAGAGCAAACTTCTAGCATAAAGATTGCATCTGATTTATCAATATCGTAAATATCATCATTTTTAGGATGTCGTATACCGCCATCGGAACTGTAACCATATAGAGCTGAAAGGGCTTTTAGAAATGCGTTGTGGCCTTCAATAAATCCATTTGACTCCAAAGTTTTTACATACTGACCGAGCGTTTTTTTATTAGAGTCATTGTATAGTTCAATCGCAATTTTCTTAGTGACAATTTCAGCGGCGTCTATAGACTCTTTTATAACAACTTTATAATTAGGGTTCTTTCTTTTTGAAACTTCTTTTAAGGCGTTGCTTAAATGCCCATCGTCTAATTCTTTATTAACTGCTTTTTTGATATTTTTGGAATCAATCTTATTAACTATAGGAACAAGTTGCTTTTTTATGAAGCGATAACCAGAGTTTGTTGATTCCAACATTTTATTGGCTAATTCGTAGTGGTAATTTCCTTGACTAAAATGTTCCAATACATACTCTAAAAAATCATATGTTATATACCACTCGCTCATATCGATGTTACGTCGTACCAAAATGAGATCGTTAGTAGTATCATGATAAATATCTGTGATGTTTACATGAAAAAAATGAGTTAGAATATCGTTAAGTTTATAGTTCTTATGTCTTTCTACTTCCCCATAAGAGCCGTTCTCTTCTAAGAAAGTATTAGCAAAAAAATTGAAGATATCATTTTTTTGTGCTTTGCTTAATGAATCTGTATTCATAGGTAGCTTATCAACTAATCCCATTCGTTCTGAAAATGTCATTAATAATTACTCCCTTATCATCGATTTTTCGCATTTTACTTATGAATAAAAATCGTTATCATAGATCCTTTTTTAGAGTTAAATTCATATGTTGTGCCTTTTGATTTGACAGTAATTTTTTGACCGCCTTTTGAAAGAGTTTTGTCTAATCCTTTGAAAACAAGTTTGTAGTCTGATCCAAGTGCTTCTGAAATGATACCAAGAGAATAGGAAGTTTCTGCGGATTCTCTGTCAGAAAGGCCGTTCATGAGTAATGCGGTTAAAGAAAGGCCGACTAATTTATCGTCATCGATTGTTCCGCGAATAATAACATTACCTTCGTCGGATTTATATAAATCTGATAATCCTTGAGAGCCGTATTCAGAAACAGTGACGTTTGATAAATCATATCCGTTAAATTTACCGGTATAGCTATTAAATTTATCAGAGAACTTTGGATAACCAATCAAAGGTTTAACGCCAGCAACATTGATGGATTTTGAATTTTTAAAATCTTTGCTGTCAGATAACTTAATTGAATACTTGGATAAGGTATTGGGCATTTGAATACTAAATTTTGATTTTTTAACAGAAGCTGTGTTAACGCCATCTGAATCAGTTTTCCAATAAACCTTATCTGATTTTGTTTCCCCGGAAATGGTTGTTACAAGCGTTGATTTTGATGTATCAACATCCTTGATTTTAGAGCAACCGCTAATCAATAATACAAATGTAAGTAATCCTAATAACTTTACACTTTTTTTCACAATATCTCCTCCAGATATGTTAAACTGTATTTATGGTTGTTGCTCTTTTTTATTTTTATTGGAGTAGCATTTGCGTCTTACTTCCCCAAGAAGTAGGGCGCTTTTTTTATGCTTTTAAAATCTGAACACCATTGACGAAATTGATTAAAATATTATCCTTTACAATAACACCGTATTTCTCACGGTAATATCCTAAGACGTCGAAGAGATATTCTACAGTTACGCCCAAGTAATCGGCTAGTTCAAATTCATTGGTTGATTGCCAATAAGCTGCAACTAACTTATCGAGTGGCACCAGACGGTTAAAGGAGCGGCGACGTGCAATCGTTTCTTGCTTAGCACTCTCAATATCATTTGGATTAAGGATATTACCAACTGATATTTCTTGATGGCTAATTTCTTCGACCAGAGTTTGGGCTTGTTCAATTCTTGTGCGATTGGCATTAATAATAATTGTTTTACCAATACATAGGCCATCAACGCCGGCCGGCATATCTGTTCGTGGTTTAATATCAAATTCTGTAGATGATTCTGCAATTAATGAGTCGAGCATATCCATATATAATTCACATCACTTATTCTCTGGGATGGTAGTCATTATTTCTTTGATTTTTTGATCATATCGATATAGTCTAAAATCTTAGCCATATCGTCGTCAGTAAAATCTTTATTCAAATGCGCAGCTAGAAGTTCGGCTTCAGGATTTGAATCATTACTAGATGTGACATTTCTTCCAATTAGAAAATCAGTTGTGACACCAAAGTAGTCTGCTACCTTTTGAAGTTTATCAATTGAAGGTGAACTTTTACCCCATTTCGTAATAGAACCACTGGAAAGACCTGTTCGACGTTCAAGTTCTGCCAAGCTAATACGTTGTTCTGCAGCAAGCTCTTTGATCCTGTCTATAATTGTCATGTTTATACCTCGGAAAATTTACTATATTTTTATTGACGTGGAAAATATTCCGTGATATATTATTGGTGTTAGCAAATAAGGTATACGGAATAAGCCCACGTTCTGGGCTTATACGAAATGACGAAGTAATGCTGGGGAGCTTTACGGTTATTTCGTATGCCTTAATTATAGAATATTTTCCGAACAAGTCAACAAGAAATAAGAAAATATTCCAATAAAGTGAGGTGGACTGAATTGATGTACAGCAAAATTAAGATGCTTGCCAAAGAGCAAGGTGTATCAATTAATAAAATGGAAAAGGATTTGGAGTTTGGATCATCAACGATTTCAAAGTGGAGTAAATCTATTCCCTCAGTAGATAAGTTAAAAAAAGTTGCAGATTATCTCGATGTAACAATTGATGAGTTACTTAGGGATGAAGAGCCAGCAACTAAATAATTGAAATCTCTTTTTCCATTTCAGCAGGTTGCTACGTTACTAATAGTGGGAGGTGATTTAGGGATGAAAACTATTAGTTATTTAATAGATATAAAAAATGCGCTACAAACAATTGCCAATTGCATGCAGCACCAGAATCCAAAACCATTCGACTTTGATGAAGATTTAGTTGAGCTAATTGGTAAGGAAAAACTTAAAAAGGTGATAGCAAGGTTAGATGCTACGTATTACGAAGAATGCGGTGTATTACCAGATGACTATAAATTTACGATGACTCATAGAGAAGGTGGTGCACATACTTTAACGGTAGGTATATCAAAAGAGTATATCAATGAAAGATTTAATGGAACTCATTTCATAACTGAGGTCCAAAATTCCAATCAGGATTAGGCGCTAAGGATTTATCACGTGCGACTAATTCAGTAATTTCTACGGAGAAATCATAAGTATTAAAGGTTGTATTGATTGAGAGGAGATTTTCACTACCAATATTAATCGAAGGTAATTCCTTTTCGTATAACGGCCAAACTAAATAGCCCTGTAGTGATTCGAAAGGGCCAAGCGTGATTGTTGGCGTAATAATGTGTGAACCAACTGGAAAACCTTCCGTCAGGTCTCTAGCACCCATAACTATAGTTCCTTTAATAACTTTTTTACCATTCAGAGTGTGAACCTGATAGTTGCTAGTCAATTTCGTATAGGAGTTTATTTCATGGCCATTGAGATTAAATGAAATTAAAGAAATCGGATTTGAACTTTTGTTTTTAATGATAATTTCAAGCAGGATTCGATAACGCCGATCACTATAAGTATCTGGGTAAAATTCTTTATCGAATTCAGGCTCGATCACGCAAGCCGTATGAGGTCTATGTAGTTGTTGAATAGCTAAATGAGGGCGAGAAACCCAATAATTTCTAGCAGAAAGAATAAATGATGGTATTGCAAGGGCTGAAGCGGCCAAAGCAATGTTGTTACTAGTAAAAAGCGATTGAATATTCAAAGCAAATCATCTCCTTAAATGGAGTATATCAGATATTAATTGTCTATTACAGGAGGTAAAACAATGGAACGTACTAAAGTTATCGTCCCACAGTTCACTATCGAATTACCAGCTGGCATGGAGTTAATTGCCACTGAAGACAGAGAGCGATTGGAAGCTGATCAACAGATTATTTGGGATTTAAACAAAGCCTGCGAGGTTTCCGGATACACTCGTGTGGATATGACTAAAATCCTACAGGTGTTTAAAAAACAACTCGATATTGATAATGGTGGGTGTGTTTTTTATCCATACGCCGGCGGTAAATACAGAATCGAATCATTAAAATTTACGCAATTCTTGCGGAACAACTTCCCAAGAATTATGAAGGAGTTGAAATCAAAATGAATAAGAATTTCTATCTAGCAGTCATGATCAGTATTATCGCAGGTCTCTATATTCCGAAAGACATGCAATTTATCGTGACAGTAATAATCATGAGCTCAGTCATCACTTTTATCGGTGTTAATTACAAAGAATTTTTTAAAGGAGGCGACGACAATGAACGAACTGATTCAGACGTTTCAAAATAACGATGGCCAGACGGTTGTCAGTGGTCGCGACTTGCATCGCTTCTTGAAAGTCGGTAAAGACTTCTCGACCTGGTTCAAAGATATGGTGGCATACGGATTTACAGAGGAAACGGACTTTTCCCCAATTTCGGGGAAAAGTTCTGGTGGTCGCCCACGTATCGAATACGCGATGACAATCGACATGGCTAAAGAGGTTTCCATGATTCAGCGCACAGAAGTTGGTAAGATGGCCCGCCAGTATTTCATTGAGATGGAAAAACAAGCTAAGGACTTGCCGATGTCAATGGAAGACATGATGATCAACCAGCTACAGGAGCAGAAGAAAATTAAGTCGGATGTCAACATGTTAAAAGATAACATGCGCATTACATCAGCTAATCAATTCACGCTGCAGTCACACGGTCGCCAGCAAGTCGTTAGCATTTTAGGGGGTAAGAAATCAGCTGCTTATCAGCATTTCAGCGCTAAAGCCTTCAGCCAATTGTGGCGCGACTTCAAACAAGCGTTTAGCATTCCCCGATACAGTGACTTACCCCAAGCCAAGTTTGATGATGGGCTTGAGTTTATCGAGAACTGGTTGCCTGACACCGAGTTGAGAATGTCAATTAAACGCTTAAACAGCAGCAACGTTTTTCAAACAATTAATTAATGGAGGTTTTTAAAATGAACGATAAATTAAAAAAGCCGCAGACCTTTTCAGTCTGGTCGAAAGCAGAATATGCCCAAATGGTAGCGACACAGATTCAAAGAGATATCCAAAGTCTATTCGGCATGGCACCTAATATCGAAGTTGGTGGTTTTGCCAGCGATGACGATCGGCCAATTCGCATTAATTATTATGGCAGCAACACCGACGTTCAATCGGTTAAAAAAATGATTAGTGATCGTTATGAACTGAGTATTAATAATGATGAGTTTTAATCAAAATTTAAGCACAAAAAAAGGCCTCAACTCTCACGAGTCAAGACTTCAATAATTCATCCGATAACTGAATTATACCGCTGTTAAGGCGTTGAAGTCAACAAGTAAGAGGGCGGCTTATAGCGTGCTTGTATGTTGTATTAACTTAACGACGTTTTAAAAGTGGGTGTAATCAAATGAGGTTTGTGCGGGAGAAAAAAATATACTGTGGGCCAAGTTATGTAGAGGTCGATATCATTCCTAGAACTTGGGAAGCGGATATGGTTGCTAAACGAGGGACACGATCTAAGAAAAAAAGAGAGTCGGCTCCAAAGCAGCGCAACTTGAACGAGAAAAATGCTAAGCGATATCTCAGACAGTTGGGTAATGGGAACTTTTCTGAGGGTGATTGGTTCATTAGTTTGAGCTATCAAGATAAATTTCAACCAGAGACTATGGAACAGGCAGAAAAAGAAGTCGGTAACTATATCCGTCGATTGAAAGCCAGATATAAGAAGTTAGGTCAGGAACTCAAGTATATCTTAGTTAATGAAGGTGGTTCCAAGATAGTTCGTTTTAACCACCATCTTGTGATAAATAGTCTAGATGAAGGCTTAACCAGGGATGATGTTGAAGCTTTATGGTCTAAGAAACCAAAAGGCCAGAAAAGAGAACGAATTGGGACTGTCAATGCTAAGTATATTCAAACAAATGAAAATGGTCTTGAGGGAATCATGACATATATGAGCAAGGACCCTAAAGGTAGAAAGCGTTGGTCATCATCCCGTAATTTGAAACGGCCAGTCTCTAGACCAAACGATCATAAGTATGGCCCTCGAACTCTTGAAAAAATTGCACAGACACCTGATCAAGGACGCGATTATTTTGAAAAGAAGTACCCAGAATATCAAATTAGTGAAATTGAAGCCAAATACTATGAAGAAACCGGCTGGCACATTTATCTCAAGATGTGGCGCCGAGTGGGGAGGATGAATCAATGAGGAGAAGAAAATGGCGTCGAAAAACTGACATAGAGGCTATTGAGACAATTGTACTGGATTGTGACATTGCTCATAAAAAGTTCACAAACCACGAAGATAAAATTATCAGAAATATGGTTCGACAAGGTGCGACTAATAAAGAAATCGCAGCAGAATTAAATAGGACAGAGAGCTCGATTAGAAGTCATCGAGATTATATAAATATTAGAAAGACAAGCCCTTGGACCTATGAAGAGACTGCATATCTGATTGAAAACATTCGGATGAACAGAGATGGTGTGACAGAAAATATTAATCAGTTGACCAATCACTTCGAAAATCACGACACGAATGCTGTTTATCACAAAATAGCGCAATTACGTAAAATTGGCACAATACAAAAAACAATAAAAACTGGGGCACTTAAAGATAACTACTTTAGAAAATCGATGGGGGAATCAAGCAATGCTAAAAACTGAAGATATTAATAATCTGATTGGCGTTGATGATTCTTGGAAAGCGCCAAGCGTGCTGATGCATAACTTGCTTGATAAGGCGCTCAGAGAAAAGATGTTCCGCGATTTTTTGAAGTTAGAAACTGATTTAAGTTACGACTGGTTTCATGAATATTTTGAAGCCGAAGCCGCACAACGCAAACAGAATAAACAGGACTTCACCCCAACGAGTGTCACCAATCTTTTGAGCCGATTAGTAGGTGATAGGAATGGCGGGATGGATCCGACTGCAGGCACCGGTGGGATATTAATCACTAAGTGGTGGGCGGACATCATACGAGTTGGAAATCCAATCTTTTATTTACCAGCAGCTCATTTTTATCGTGCTGAAGAATTATCTGATCGTGCTATTCCGTTTCTGTTGTTCAACTTAGCAATTCGAGGAATGAATGCAGTTGTCATTCACGTCGATGTATTGTCACGGGAAAACTGCAAAGGTATCTATTTTATTCAAAACGCCAGCAACTCTGCTATCGACTTTAGCAACATCAATTTAATGCCGAGAACTGAGCAGGTGATGCATGAGTTCGGTATTAAGAGTTGGGATGAATCGGAACCAGCCATTGATCACATTGAAGATACAAAGATGCCCAATTTTATCGGGGAGGTAATCGCGAATGGAAAAAGTAGAGAAGAAAAACAGCGCCCACAACACACTGGCCGACCTGAACAACTTTCTATTTTCGGAAATGGAACGCCTGAATGACGAAGAAATGAGTGACGAGAAGTTAACGCAAGAAATTGAAAGAGCTAAGGCGATTAATGCAACCGCGAGTCAAGTAGTTAATGCTGGTAAGTTGATGCTTGAAGCGCAACAGTTCTACGACGAAGTGGCACCTAATGAACCAGTTAAGCGCCCAGCCTTATTAGATCAATGACATTTTATTCAGACGAAGAAAAACAATGGATTACTGAGCATCAATATAAGCGGTTTGCTAAAGACATTGCTGCAGAGTTTAGCGAGTTGTTCCGTCCAATTAAAACAACCCAGATTCAAGATTTTAGGTCACGCTTCAAGTTGGACAGCGGTATTACAGGACGATTCCAAAAGGGATTAACGCCACCAAAGAAAAGACCAATCGGTTCAGAAACCATTGAACGGGACGGCTACATCAAAATAAAAGTAGCCGAAAACTTGTGGATGGAAAAGCACCGTTATATTTGGGAGCAGACGCATCATAAAACTGTGCCCAAAGGACATGTCGTTATATTCGCTGACAGTAACCGGAATAACTTTGACCCCAACAATCTAATCTTGGTTAATCGCGGTGAGTTGGTTCAGATGAATAAGCATGGCCGAATTACAAATTTTAAGGAAATTACGCAAGCTAATCTGGCCTTGACCAAATTAGAGTTGGCGATTAATAGAGCAAAAAGGAGCAATACTAAAAGATGGTAAAAAAGAGCGATGTTTTATTTCACGAGTTTTTTCTAGAATGGATGAAATTATACAAGCAGGGGGCTATTAAAGAAGTCACCTACGACAAATATGAATTAACGCAACGACAAATTGCGAAATTGGCACCTAATTTAAAAGTAAGTCAGATTGACCGGCGTGCGTACCAAGCATTGATCAATAGTTATGCAGCTACTCATGAGAAACAAACAACAATGGATTTTCATCATCAAGTTAAGTCAGCAATCGATGATGCGCTTGATGAAGGGTATTTAAAACGAGACCCAACTCGAAAAGTAATTATCAAAGGGACGGTTCAGCGCCGACACAAGATTAAGTATTTAACTGAAAAAGAAGTCAAGTTATTAATGGACACACTTCATTTAGATGGCGAAGTTAACTGGGATTATTTCATCATGTTACTTTTGAAAACTGGATTAAGGTTTGCTGAAGCACTTGGGTTAACGCCAGATGATTTTGATTTTAGAAACCAGCAAATTACCGTTAATAAAACTTGGAATTATAAGAAGTCACCAGGGTTCTTTCAAGAAACCAAGAATCCGTCTTCAGTGCGAACCGTTACCATTGATTTTCAATTAGCGACACAATTTGCCAACTTAATTAGGGATATGCCAAGAGACAAGCCAATCTTTATTGACGAAGGTCGGCGAACTCATAATGACACAGCAAATCATTACTTGGAACGCAAATGCAAGGAAGCTGGTATCGCAGTGATCAGCGTGCATGGATTGCGGCATACACATGCTTCGATGTTACTTTATGCCGGTGTCTCATTAGCATCAATTTCCAAACGTTTGGGACACGCCAATATGACTACAACTCAAAAAACATACCTGCACATCATTAAGGAATTGGACAACAAAGACAACGACAAAATCATGCAATATCTCACGAGATTTTAGATGGGAGGATTAATGATGACAACACCAGAAATTAAAGTACCACGCGCTTATTGCATTGGTCGGGTTCAAGATCATGTGATTCGAGAATACAGTTTATTTTTATATAACGATATCGTTTTGGCACAAGCCGATTGCGATTCGTTGAACGGTGTCGATAAACAATTGAATCAGGTCGAGGGATGTTGGACAGTATTAGAATTTGGCAGACCGATATTTGTGAGGTCGATTTAAACATTTGATGATTAGGTCATATTCCACACTTATGCATTAATAATCAAATGTTTGGAGGTGCGTTAATTGAAGATAGATAACAACCGTGTGTTCTGTATCAACGATTATAAGTATTCATTATTTCGAGTAACTGATGGTCGCTGGTTCATTTACTTGCGAGGACGTAGTTGGTTTGCAGGCGCGGATTCATCGCTTAAAAACGATCAATTAAAACGGGTCAAAAACCACGGACTAACCTATCTAGGTGAATCTGAAACAAGCTGGTATAAGTTGCCAGAAGATGAATTTGAACGCGAAATAAGGCCGTTTATTAAAAGTCGTGGTCAGATGAGTTTGTTTGATTGAAGCAAACATAGATTCAGAAATCTAAATATTTGGAGGAACAGTAATTATGCAACCCATTATTATTCAACTTGAAGAGAAATATATTGATCTCGTAAATTGCGTGAGCGACTACGGGTATAACGGGGCCGTTGAACCCAGATGTGGGAATAACACGTGCCAATCTGAATTGGACCATTTACTAACTGACTGGTTAGAGGGCGCAAATGACCTGCGTGATATGCAAGCTTATTTTGAACTGAAGAACGCTGAATTTGAACAACTACTTGCAGGTATCTTTATTGCTGATGAGGTTCAATATGTTTAGTTTGGAGGTATCCCAATGATCTATATCATTTTATTTCTCGCCACCGCTGGCATTCCATTCGTTAAATTAATCATGGGATGTATCATCTTATTCGTTTTATCAGGCCTATTCATTTATCGAAAGGAGACATTTTAATGATTGATACGAGAGTTCAAGTTTTATCTGAGCACTTAATGGCTGGGCAACGCATCACGACAGAAGCACTTATGCGGCACCTGCGTTGTTCAAGAAAAGAGGACGTTGATTTATTGGCACAAGCCACTAATCGAATGGAGGAACAACTAGATGCTAGAGAGATTCAAAAACAAAATGAAGTCGCTGCTAAGCGGCGGGCGCAAAGATATTTCGGTGGATCATCAGGATACCGCTCAAACTCATATCGATAGAGTTGAAATTGGTATCAGTACCGGTTCAGAATGCGTGACGGGATGCAGAGTGCCATCTTTGAAGCTGATGGTGGTGCTTGGGAATTAGAAGCCATGAACAACATCAAGGACTTTTTAACCAAGAATTTAGAAGAACAAATCAATTGTGGTCATGTGATTGTGATTGCGTAATCGGGAGTGGGTAGAATGGATCTAGACGCGAAACAGATAGCAATGATTACTGACATTGTTTTTAAAAAGCAGCACCAAATTAAACGGAAGGAAGGTGACCGCCGTTTACGGAATACTAAAATGTTATTACAGAACTACCGCCGTTTGAGTCTGCATATCCAAATCGAACCTGGGGATGAAGACCTGACTCTTAAGTATGAAGCAGAAAACGGCGTGATTATTCGGTTCGATGAGTTGAACAAGTACCACGCTAAATCGCGCGCATTGCTAAAATATTTAAACAATATTTTGGCGGCGTATAAAATTGAGTGTGAGCAAGGTGATGAGGTCGATTATCGTCGTTACCAGGTCATCAAGAAATTGTACTTATCCACACCTAGATTAAGCTTAAGTGAGATTGCGATTTACTACGAGAAAGACCGTTCGACGATTGACCGTGACAAACGCCAAGCTATCAACGATATCAGCGTGATGCTTTACGGCGTCGACGCTTTAAACGACATTATTGAGCGTCTTTAAGCCATGCCCAAATCGTGCGCACATAACGCCTATATGACCGTGGTAATATGTTAGTATAGGATATTTAGTTGAGCCAGATGTCCTCAAGTTTGTTGAGTAAGTAAAACCTATTGAGTCCTGCCAGAAATGGCGGGACTTTTTATATATAAAATAGTAGTTATAGTATTCGTATTTATGTATTATGTAATTAAAACATAAAGGATGCTCAAAATGGATAATCAAGGGAATAAAAAATTAAGTTACGATAAAATTAAAAAATTTTTGAAAAAAATATTTGTCAATAATCGCATAAGGTACAGCATTTTACTTGTTGTTGGTATCGTCATAATTCCAACAGCAATAAATATTGGTATAAAATATATTCCGGGAACAGGTTCTAACGAAGGTTGGTTAGGGTTTTGGGGAGGATATTTAGGTTCTTGTATTGCTGTAATTTTTGCATATGAAAATACTAAATTCCAACTAAAAGAGCAGAGGAAAAGTGATTTACGGAATGCAATCAAAATTAAACAGATCGAAGCGAAAAATCAATTTAGCGCTGAAAATAATAAGTATATCAGTGATTTAAGCCATTATATTGGTGCAATCAAAATAGTAAATGCGAATAAGATAGAAGGAGTGATAAATAATAAGGCGTTTATAGACTTAGAGAATATGTTTCATACATATCAACAAAATTGGAATTCTACATTAGCAATTGATATTAATGGGATGGGGATAATAGATAATAAGGTTAAGAGGAAATGTAAAAAGACAGGAACGATAGATGAGAATTGGCGTAATTTTAAAACTTCATATATGAGATTAAGTAGTCTAGTATCTAAAGGAAATAGTAATGAAGCACAAAGGAAAGATCTAATTAAAGAGATGTCTAATTATTTAGAAAACATGAACCACTATGTAAAAGATGTTAATGTTAAGTTGGCAACGAGTATTAACCTTCTTTTGTATGATACAGAAAAATAATCTCAATTGTAAAAGCAACTAATCCAGTTGCTTTTTTAGTACCCAAAATTAAAAGGAGTAGGTGATTATGAATGAATTAATGTCAACGAACTATCAACGCGAACCGTATTGGCAAGCTGAGTCTGATGCGCGGCTTGAGCAATGGTTAATCAAACAAAAAGAATTAGCGCGTATAGAATGCATTGCAAATGAACGTATCACAGATAATCAATGCCATTCGGTCAGCAATGATTGATACATTAACGCATGCATCGCGCGCAATATTCTATAACTCACAAGCTTGGCGCGAATTAAGAGCGGACGCATTAGAGCGTGATCATTATGAATGTCTGTGGTGCAAAGCAGCTGGCAAGGTGACCAGCAATCAAAGCACGGTGCTTGAGGTTGATCACATTAAGGAGCTGGAGTTCTATCCGGAGTGCGCACTCGACATTAATAACCTACGAACCTTGTGCAAGGACTGTCACAACAAGCGGCACCATCGCTTTAACTATGCAAGTCATGGACCAAAGAAAGAAAACAAATGGAAGGATGATGAGCGATGGGACTAACAATGGACGATGTGAAGTACAGAATCATTAGCGACCATGATGTGCCAGAGATTTATATTAAGGGTGAGAAGGCATGGGTTATTAGTTGCTCAACACAATGGGTGACAGTCGATGACAGCGGACTAGGTACAAGGGTCATGACAGCGACTATCTACCTTGACTCAGAGACAAAGCGTAATCATATGCCTATAATGCACACAATTTCAGTTGATTCGACATTACAGAGAATATTTTTTGAATAGAACGTCCCCCGGGCTAAATAAATCGTCTTAAAAACTCAAACTGGGAACCGGTGGTAGGGGTCGACTTCCACAAAAATCCGAAAAAAATTCACGTGAAAGGGGGGTGTGATATGAATCAAGCCGGTTTAAAAAGGGAATTGCTCAAAAAAGTTAATCAAAAATCTGAGGTAGATATTGAAAAAGTTGAACGTTATTGCAACTTAATTAAATATTTTTATCAGCTTGACAAATTTATTAAAAAAGATGGCTTAATGGTGACCGTCAAAAATGGGGCGCAAGAATTTACCAAGGCTAATCCGGCGATTGCCGAAAAAAGTCGAATCAATGCGCAGCTCATTAATTTGAGTAAGGACCTTGGCATATCCGCCCCTCCACCAGGTGCGGGTGATAAAAATAAAACTGGTTATAGTCCAGGTGATTTGACGTGATTAAGCAACAGTACGTCACTGATTACATCAAACTCTATAAGACCGGCAAAATAAAATTAAACAAAGAGCGAGTCATGTTGATTAAATACTTGGAAAAGTATGTGTTATCAGATGATTCGCTCTATTTTGATGAAAAACAAATCAATGATTGCATCAATTTCGGCAATAAATGGTATTTTCCGATTCAACCGTTTCAAAAGTTTTTAATCTCGTTTATCTTTCTGTATCACAAAAACAACAATCGACGTTTTTACAAAGAATTTCTTTGGTTAATGGGTCGTGGTGCTGGTAAAAATGGTTTGATATCAGTTGTTGCAAACTTCTTAATATCAGAATTAAACGGCATTCGCAACTATAACGGATCAATTATTGCTAACAGCGAAGAGCAGGCGATGACCAGCGTTACTGAGATTAAAGATGTTGTTTGTCAAAGTCCAACCTTGCTAAAGGCATTCCACGCTACAAGCACCTTTATCGAATCCCGAGCAACAAATTCAATGCTGAAGTATCGCACTTCAAACGGTAATACCAAAGATGGATTGCGGGATGGTTTTGTTATTTTTGATGAAGTCCATCAATATCCTGATAACCGAAACGTGAAGGTTCATATTTCTGGACTTGGTAAAAAGCCTAACTCACGAGTCTTCTATATTGGTTCAGATGGCTATGTCCGTGAAGGCTTCTTGGATAATAAAAAAGCGATTGCGCTGAAAGTTCTCAATGGCGAAGTTAAACATGATTTGATGTTCCCGTTCATTTGTAAGTTAGACGATGAATCACAAATTGATGATCCTGATAACTGGGAACTCCCTAATCCAATGTTAGCCAAGCCATTGACCGGTTACGCCATCGATTTATTTGAAGAAATCAAAGAAGACTATGACGCGCTACTCATTGATCCATCCGGCCGTGAAGAATTCGTCACGAAACGAATGAACCTGCCACTTGATGATTTAGAGCGTTCAGTGGCGCCTTATGAACAAGTTAAAGCGACTAACCGAGCGCTACCTGATTTGGTTGGAAAGGAATGTATTGGTTCCGTCGATTTTGCCAGTGTCCGAGACTTTATTGGTTGCGCCTTAACATTTAAAGATAAAGACACTTATCCATCACTTTTCCATTCATATGCCATGAAGCCGTTTGTCGATAAGTATTACGGGTACTCACGCAAAGATGCCCGCGACCTGAAGAAAGTTGTTGCACCGATTGCCGAATGGGTTGATCGTGGCGATTTAGAAATCATGGATGGTGGCACGGTTGATATCGACCGGATTGTGCAATGGTTTGTTGATCAACGGGATGAGTATCTAATTAAAAAAATCGTGATTGATAATTATTTGGCGATGACGCTGCGTAAAAAGTTTGAAGAGGTCGGCTTTGAAGTTGACGTGATTAAGCGTCCAACATCAATTCATCCATTGCTTGCACCAATCGTTGAACTTGGCTTTGAGCATGGCCAGTTTATCTGGGGGGATGTCCCCATCATGCGTTGGTACACTCAGAATACGTTGGTTAAAATTGACCGCCAAGGTAATAAGACGTATGAGAAAAAGGAAGATATCAGGCGTAAAACAGATGGTTTCCAAGCGTTCTTATACACGCTGTACCGAATCGATGAAATTGAAGATATTGATATTTCAGGTGCACTGGATAATTTTGCCGAACTAGATTTCTAGCTGAAAGGAGGTGAATAGATGGCAAGTTTTTGGGATTGGATTAAACGGCGTGAAGATGCCAGTTACGTCTATGATTTAGATATGTTTGAAGAAACGTCTAATCGTGCTTATTTAAAACGGATGGCGCTCGATATCTGTTGTAACTATGTCGCCAGAACGGTCAGTCAAACTGTTTTTCGCCACATGAAAAATGGTACCAAGCAAAAAGATGACTGGGACTATTGGCTGAATGTAAAACCCAATAGCAGTCAGAATGCAGCGTTATTCTGGGAGGATTTAACCTATAAGTTGATTCGGAATAATGAAGTGCTAGTTGTGCAATCCGATGATTATCAGCTATTAGTGGCGGACAGCTTTACCCGTAAACAGCGCGCTTTATATCCGGATACCTTCGAAGGGGTCACTATCAATGACTACACCTATCAGCGCACCTTTAGTTACGATGATGTTTGGTATCTAACCTACAATAATAAAAAATTAGACAACTATATTGGTGGACTCTATGAAGACTGGGGCAAGATGCTCGGCCGCATGATTGAAGTTAATTTACGTAATAATCAGATTCGCGGGAAGTTCAAATTTCATCAAACAAAAGGTAATCAGGATACTGAGAAACAACAAAAATTCATTGATAAAGTGGTGAAGTCTTATTTAACTAAATCAGTTGCATTTGTACCTGAAACAAGTGGGATTGAAGTTGAAGAAACTAACACCACCAGTAAAAATAGTAGCCAGTCCTTTGATGAGTTACTAAAGTTGCTTGATTCTTTTGTTGATCAAGTGGCTAATATCATCGGAATTCCCCCAGCGTTAATTCATGGTCAAGTTGCGGACGTTTCTGATGCACGAATTAGTTTTGAAAAAAACTGTATTGGCCCCTTGCTTAATAAGATCAAGTCTGAATTGAATGCTAAGGCTGTATCTGAATACGATTATAAAAATCGTGATGATCACTTCGTCTTAATCGGGGTTAACGCACCAACAATTCTAGGCAACGCCGATAAGATCGATAAAGCTGTTTCGAATGGTGCAATCACTCCAAATGAAGTCCGTAATGAGCTTTATCTCGAACCAATTGAAGGCGGGGATGAGATGATTATTACCAAGAATTATCAAAAATTGAAAGGAGGTGAAGAAGAAAATGACGACGACAATCAAGATTAATGGGCCTATCATCAGCAGTGATGACAAATGGATTTATGACTATTTTGAACGGGAAGCAACATGTCCCCGCGATGTAGTTGATATTTTACCAAGTGACGGTTCTGCCATTGAAGTGAATATCAATTCAGGTGGTGGCTTAGTCGATTCTGGTAATGAGATTTATACCGCATTGAAGGCTTATCCGGGTCAAGTAATTGTCAATGTGACTGGGATGGCAGCAAGTGCTGCTTCAATCATTGCTATGGCAGGTGACACTGTGAAAATTAGTCCAGTCGCACAGATCATGATCCATAATGTGCAAAATGGCATTATCGGAGACTATCGTGATATGAGTAAAAATAGTGATCTGTTGCAACAGGCTAATGATGCTTTGGCTAATGCTTATGTATTGAAAACTGGTTTATCCAAAGAAGACATTTTAACCAAGATGAATGAGGAAACCTATTTAAATGCTGATCAGGCTGTTGCGTTAGGTTTTGCAGATGAAATTTTATTTACTGAACAACAAACGCCACAATTGATTGCTAGCGAAGTCAATAACATGCTGCCACAAGATGTTATTAATAGTATCCGCAAGCAACACAATCAAAAGCCACCTACGAAAGTTGAGGTATCTGTTCAAGCTTTAAAACCAATAATCAAACAGGCAATCGATGAATTAAATATCAAACCAAAAGAGGAAGTACCTAAGACAAATCATGTCTACGGGAGCTTCCTCATTTAATTATTAGGAGGTCATTTTAATGACAATGAAAGTAAAAGAACTGGTAAATTATCAAGCGCGTTTGAAAGAATTTGCCTCAATCAATATGAATGAAACAAAAACTGATGCTGAAAAAGCCCAAGCATTTAGCGATGCAATGGCAGCTCTTGGTGATGATATGCAAGCCGAAATCGCTAAGCAGGTCGAAGCTAAGACTGGCGATTTATTAAATGCTCAAAAATCTGATCCCAAGATGACTAAAGCTGAACTTGATTTCTTCAATGAAATCTCAACTGATGTCGAATGGAAAGATGATAAAGTCATTCCAGAAACAATTGTGACTAAAGTATTCGAAGATTTAACGGCTGAACATCCATTCTTAAAATTAATCGGATTGACATATACCGGCATTAAATTAAAAGTAATTCGTGCCGATGCAAAAGGTGCTGCAGTATGGGGTAAATTATTTGGTGATATTAAAGGTCAATTAGATGCTGCATTCACAGAATCAGCTGGCGATCAAAGCAAGTTGACCGTCTTTGTTGTCCTCCCAAATGATATGGCAGATTTTGGGCCAGCTTGGACTAAGCAATTCGTGACAACACAAATTACTGAAGCTGTTGCCGTTGCTGGTGAAACAGCATTCCTTACGGGGGACGGTAAAGATAAACCTATTGGCTTGAATCGTCAAGTTCAAAAAGATGTGACGGTTACTGGCGGCGTGTATCCCGAAAAAGTTTCGGCCGGTACTTTAACTTTAAAAGATACAAGTACCGCTAAAAAAGAATTAGCAGGCATCGTCAAGAAGTTATCTGTTAAAGAAAACGGCAAGCCAATTGTGGCACGTGGCAAAATCGTCTTAGTAACCGCACCTGGTTCATCAATCGACTTTGAAGCCGCAATGACCATGCAAAATGTCAACGGCCAATGGGTCAATGCTTTGCCATATGGTTTACAGACATGTGAATCAGTTGCCGTTGCTGAAGGTAAAGTGATTGCTTTCGTGATGGGCCGTTATGATGCTTTCTCAGCTGGTCCACTGACAATTAAGCCATTTGACCAAACTTTAGCGCTTGAAGATGCAACCTTGTACACTGCTAAGCAATTCTTCTTCGGCAAAGCTGCCGATAATAATACCGCTCAAGTTTATGATTTGAAGACTGATGATGCTGTTACGCCACCAGATGCTGGTGATACTAAATCAGCTAATCAAGCATCAGTCGCTGTTGATAATGAATCATTGACCGTTGATCAAATCAAAGCGAAGTTAACTGGATTAGGCATCGAATTCGATAACAAGTTGGATAAGGCCGATTTATTGGCCCTATTGCCAAAAGAATAGGTGATTAAATGACTGACCAAGAATGGGTTGACCGTTTTCGGTCCGACTTTAATTTTTCGCACAACAGCGAAGACCAGCAGTTGATCAAATCGATTCAAACTTCAAGAGTTGCCATTAAACGTATGACTGGTGTTGATGATGATGCTAATCCAGAATTCGTGGAGCTAGTTATCAACCGGGTGCGTTATGAGTACAATGAGCAGCTTGAATTTTTTGAGCAAAACTTTGAATCAGCGCTGATCGGTTTATCATTTGAATATAATCAGGAGGGAGCAACCACGGATGACAATTCATCGATTGAATAAGGATTATAAAATCCCCAAAACAACGGCCGGTGACTTAAATGTCCCGGTCATTTTTTATCAATTCGTACCAAGAGATGGCCCCGAACCTGGGGAAGAAGTGAAACGTGAACTCTATCGATGCAACGCTGAGGTCTATGATCCTTCGATGAAGGACCGTGAGATTTTGCAATCGCATGAAACCAAGATGGCGGTCACCATTAAAATTCGTGATACTCGCGGTCAATATCTACCAACCAATCAGCATCACGTTGAGATTAAAGATAGACGTTATGCCACTAAGGTTTGGGATGTCATTGACACCCGACCAGATTTTAAAGATGACCGCTTTATCATCATGATTTTGGGGTGTGCCGAATGAGTGTTGAGATTAAAGGGATGGACGAGGTGTTGGCCAAACTTGATCAGCAATTGGGCACCCGTAAATTAAATCAATATCAAAAATCTGCTTTGACTGTCATGGGGCGTTATCTAGCAGTTAAGCTAAAAAGTGCAGTTGCTAGTTACCGCGACACCGGTGCAACAGTTCAAGAAATCGTGGTTTCGACGCCACGTAAAAAAGATGGAACTTTGACCCTAAAACTCGGTTGGGATGGCGCTGGTAGCAAACAACGTTGGCGTTTAGTCCATCTGAATGAATTTGGTTATACTCGCACTGGCCGAACTTATAGCCCACGCGGGATGGGAAAAATTCAACAAACCTACGACGGTAATAAAGAAGCCGCGCTTGAATTAGCGCGTAATCAACTTAGAAAATTGGTGAATTAATGGCAGTTGAAATCAAAGATATGTTGCGCATCATTTATGACGAATTGCTCAAAAATCAAACAATCAAGCAATTAACTGCGAATGACGATGGCAGCGACTATCGAATCAAACTCTATGATTACCCCGAAACAGCTGACCATTCTCAGCTGTTTATTTTATTGCAGTATTTGGAACCGCCACGCCCAGTCATTGGTGGCTCCGACCAAGAATTAGCCCAAGAATTCACGTTACAAATTGATGTTCAATCACCTGATCGAATCGAATTAAAATTGGCGCAATTTGAGATTCGCAAAGTAATGCGGACTTTAAATTTTGCACAGCTATCAGGTGGTTTGGACGAATACTTTCCAGAAACAAAACGCTACGTTGATGCCCGCCGTTATCGCGGGACATCAAAAATTTATGACAACCAATATTAGGAGGAAACACATATGACATTAGTAGGATTTAAACGAGCTTATATTCAACCATTTGAAAACGACCGGAAAACACCCAACGGCGATTTAATCGTTGTTGAAGGTAAGACAGATAAAGGCGCAACAGTGTCTGCGGAAATCTCAGGTTTATCAAAAGAAGCTACAAAAGTACCAGGTTCAAATATTGACTATTACATCTCTCGCAAGGGATTAGGTGATGTCAAAGCCGACTTTGGCATTTTAGATTTACCGGAATCAGAATCAGATCGTTTAGCTGGTTATAAAACAGTCACTGAATCTGGAATCGTCTACGGTGGGAACGACACTGAAGCACCTTATTGTGGGGTCTTACTTGAGTCAGAAACATTATCTGGCGATAAAGTGTTGTTCGGATTCTTTGCAGGAACTTTCACGCGCGAAAAGATTTCGCTTGAAACGTTAGATCCTAACAAGACTTACGAACCAAAAGAAGACAGCTTTACGTTATCCGCAATTGCATCAGATGCTGAAGGTGACCAAAACGGTCAATATTTCGGTAAATATGTTGGTTCTGAAGACGTCAATATTACTAAGCTACAAACACAAGTATTAGGGGCCGCAGTTGGTGCTGGTGAAACCCCAAAACAGTAACTGGCGTTGAACTCGACCAAACGACTATTGCAATGGCCGTTAATGACACAGCTACATTAACAGCCATTGTAAGTCCTAGCGATGCAACTAATCAAAATGTTGCATTTTCTTCGTCAGATACAACAATTGCGACCGTCACTCCCAAATTAGGCAAGGTTACTAAAATTGCCGATGGGGATGTCGATATCACAGCAACTACAGAAGATGGTGGTAAAACAGCTATCTGTCACATCACTAACAAACCAGCGAGTGAATAACGCGCTATTTTAATTGCACAACAGAGACGATAAACGGTGAGACGAAAATTAATTAGGAGGAACATATTATGTCAGTACAAATTCAATTACTTGGTCAAGATGGTAAGTTGCATACCTATGAAGAAAAACATATTACGGCGCGAAAACGATTGGAGATGATGGATTTAGTCCGTGAGAAGTATCCGGATACTTCATCACGAGAGTTTTATGAAATCGAATTAGATTTTGTTGCTAGTTTATTTGACGATGAGCGGGTCACACGCGAAACAATTCTAGATGGCGTTGAAGCTTGGGACCTAGATAACTTTATGGAAGGTGTTATGGCGCAATTAATGGGCTACGACCCAAAAGTGATTCTGGAGAGCGAGTCTCCAGAGAAGATGTTAAGCGAAGAATAATTGGTTACCTTAAAAAAGTTATTAACGTTTATAGTTTTAATCCCAATGATGTACTCGATACTGATTGGGATTTTTTAGTTGCAATGACTTCAGCTGATGAAGCAACTAATCAATCAGCACCACAGTCAGCTAATCAGGAAGTTGTTCCATTGGAAGACTTCATCAAATCTTTATAGAAAGGAGGAAATTAAATTATGACAGAACCATTAGGCCAAATGATAATCGAGCTTGGTTTGGACAGTTCATCGTTTGGCAAAGGCTTGGCCGGTGTCCGTAAAGAAACCAAATATGCTATGTCAGAAATGAAATCAAACATGGCTGTTTTAGGTCAGACGGGTAATGCGCTAGATAAACTGGGCGCCAAGCAAACTGGTTTAACTAAAGTGTTAGCAGCTCAAAAACGGGAAGTTGCTGAGCTGAAGAAGGCTTATGAAGGCTCTTTTGTTAATGGCAAACCGACCGCTCAAACGGCGAAGTTAGCAACGCAACTTCAAAATGCAAATGCTAAAGTAGCTGGTCTTAATTCGCAGTTGATCAACAATGCCCGTCAAATGGCAATTACTGAAACTAGAACGCAAGGTTGGACCGGTCACCTCAATAAGATGTCGGCCGCCGCGGTTAAAAATGGTAAGACCATGACCTCTATGGGTGCCGCCGCCTCTAAGTATGTCTCGATTCCACTTGGTGCGGCCATGCTGGGTTCAGTCAAAGCTGCTAGTGATTTTGATTCAGCATTTACCGGTGTTAAAAAGACGGTTGATGAGGCTAAGGATTCTAATGGTAAGACGATTATTTCTTACAAAGATTTAGAAAACGGAATCCGGAGCATGGCCAAATCAATTCCGGTCAGTACCACTGAAATTTCACACGTTGCTGAAGCAGCTGGTCAATTAGGGATTAAGACCAAAAATGTCCTATCATTTACGAAAACCATGGTTGCGATGGGCAAAGCTACTAATATGTCATCTGAAGATGCTTCGGTGGCACTTGCTAAGTTGGCAAACATCACTGGGATGCCACAAAAGAACTTTGATCGTCTAGGGTCATCCATCGTTAACCTTGGTAATAACATGGCCACCACCGAATCGGATATTGTTGAAATGTCACTTCGCTTGGCCGGTTCTGGTCATCAAGTGGGTATGACCGAAGCGCAGATTACTGGGTTAGCAGCCGCCATGAGTTCGGTTGGGATTAACGCTGAAGCCGGTGGCGGTTCAATGTCACGGGTTATGCAAAAGATTAACACGTCTGTGATGAGTGGCAATAAATCGTTAAGCAAGTTTGCCAGTATCTCCGGGATGTCATCTAAAGAATTCCAAAAAGCTTGGAAAGACGATGCGTCACAAGCAATTGTCAGCTTCGTTAAGGGACTCGGCAAGGCTAAGACCAGTGGTAAAGATGTTACATCAATGCTTAAATCAATGGGAATCAGCTCAACTCAAGAGCTTGATACCATGTTGCGTTTATCAGGTGCGGGTGACACGTTATCCAAATCCTTGAAGATTTCTGGTCAAGGTTGGAAAGAGAATACCGCCTTAACGCAAGAAGCCGAAAAGCGCTATGCGACGTTTGAATCAAAGTTACAGATTGTTAAGAATAAACTGACCGATGTTGGTATTACGGTTGGCGGGCCATTGATGTCTGCCTTCAGTGATGCGATTGATGCAGCAGAACCGGCAATTAATACGGTGGAACGTTTATCCAAAGCATTTTCAGATGCAGATCCTAAGACACAAAGCATGCTTATTAACATGGGATTATTGGCAGTTGCCGGTGGTCCCGTATTAGGCATTGTCGGTAAACTAACGACAAGTGTTGGGACTTTAGGCCGGGGCTTTGTTGATTTAGTCGGTAACATTCGTGGTGGCCAAGCCGCTGCTGAAATGACATCATCATTACTCGGAAAAGTCGGCGCTGATTCAATGACAGCTGCAGGTGGAATTTCTAAGATGGGACCTGCTACACTTGAGGCCTCAGAGAATGCTGGCTTACTAGCTTTTAAAATGGGCGCAGCAGGCGAAGCAAGTACTGGTTTAGCAGCGGCAATAGGTCCGGTTGGCTTAGCCATTCTCGGAACGACTGCTGTTGTCGGTCTTGGCGTTGCCGCGTGGGAACTCTGGGGCAAGAGTGCAGTTCAATCAGCTGAGCGAACTGCACGCTGGGGTACCGACGTTGGTGCGGCCGCTGATCAATCTCTGTCAAAAATGCAAAACTTTTCGTCTGACGTTCAAAATCAGTTAGAGGGCTTTGCAAGTAAATCACAGTCTTCAACTAAGGCAGTAGCTGCCAATTTTAATGGGATGTTTAAGCAACTTGAAAAGGATTCTAAACAGTCATTCAAGAAGATGCAGAAAGATATTGATGACTTGCCTGCCTTTGCGAAGGCCGCTGCTGAAAAAGATTTAGCCGAGAAGAAGGCAACTAATGCAAAGGTTGTCGCGGACGCTAAGGCTCAAAACAAAACCGTTCAAACTTTATTGAAGCAACATAACGGCGACGTCTCTAAATTATCCGCCGATGAAAAACAGATTGTTTTAAACGCCAGAACTAGAATCACCGCCGATGAATTGAAGCTACTTCAAATCGGTGGCAAAGCTAAAAAGGTTGTTCTTGAGACTTTAAATGGTGATGTCTCTAAATTATCACGCCAACATCGTGAGCAAGACATTCAGGACTTATCAGAACAATACACTAAAGAAAAAAAGATCTATGAGAATCAAGCTGATTCAATTAAGAAGGCTTATAAGGATGGCGCTATTTCCGCCGATACTTACAAGAAATCAATGAAGGAACTTGAATCAAATCATAAGAGTTCGGTCGATAACATGGCCGCCGCAACTTTAAAACTTGATCGTGCGAATGGCAAATCTAAAGATGAAATCATGCAGGATTTAGGTGTTTATGAGACATCGTATAAACGTGCCGCTGAAATCGTCGACGGTCAAACTAAGAAGATGTCTAAGAGCACCTCTTTAATTGCAGCTGATACTAATTCGATGTCTAAGGCTACTGCTAAGGCGAATGAGCAATGGAACAGCCTGATTTTTGACCCTAAAACAGGGAAGGTTAAAACCAACGCTCAAGAGGAAGTTAATAAAGCAGCGCAATCTAAAGAAGGTTGGGCCGGCTTAAAATATGATCTTAAACACGCTAACTTATCTAGCAACGCCAAACTCATGATTGGCGAAGCAGTGCTTGCCAATGGTAAGTGGGATGATTTAACTTGGAAAGAGCAACAAGCCATTGTTGCCGTTAAAGGTAATAAAGAGATGGCTGACATCATTCAACAATTTGGTATTTGGAATCAATTCACACCCCAACAAAAAAATGCGATTTTGCATGGTGATGCTAGTCCAATTGCTAACTTGCTCTTAAAAGGCGGACAGTGGAATATGCTATCGCTTAAAGAACAACAGGCATTAGTTAAGGACAAAGCAACCGTACCACTGGTAAATATCCTAGATAAATATGGTGTTTGGCAAGGCTTGTCGGAAACACAAAAAAATGCAATTTTAACGACTAAAGGTGCACCTGCCTTAGCGGATTTAGTTATTAAGTATGGCGCTTGGAACGACTTACCCCAAAAGCAAAAGAATTTATTAGTTAACAATGCTGATGCACGTCAAAAGTTAATTGATGCAGGTGTGTTGGTCGATAAGTATAAAATCAACAATCCACCAAGCAAAGCTTTAAAAGCTCATGACGGTGGTTTAGCCGGGGCAGTCATTGCCGGCAACAATCAAATTAATAGTATTAAGCGCAACAATCCACCAAGTAAAGCCTTGAAGGGACATGACGCCGGTTTAGGTGGTGCGGTCTCACGCGGCAATAGTCAAGTGAATGGGTTCAAGGGTAATAACCCAGCAAGTAAAGGTTTAAAGGCGCATGATTCAGGACTTGGAAGTGCTGTTTCAAATGCTAATGCCATGGTTGATAATTTCAAACGAAATAATCCTAAACTTAAAAATCTGAAAGCTAAGGATAATGCTTCAGGACCAGCAAGCTCAGCATCAAATTCGGTTGATAATTTCAGTCGCAAAAGAGATCACACGGTCACATTGACTTCTATCTTTAAGACCATTACCAAGAAGATTACTGGTAAGAGAATGGGTACCGATTATCACACCGGTGGTCCGATGATGGTTAATGATCAAGCGGGCCCCACTTTCCGTGAGTTAATCCAACGGCCCAATGGGTTTAGTTTTATCCCTGAAGGTCGCAACGTCATTTTACCGGACGAACCAATTGGGACGAAGGTGATTACCGCTTCACGAACTAATCGTTTATTAGGTGGGATTCCGCAGTTCGCCAATGGGACTGCTGGGATTCCCGCTGATGCGCAGATTCTTAAGAACATTGATCAGGCGCAATCAGCATTAACTAATCAGACGATTAATATTAGTGGTGGCAACAATGATGAGGTAGTCCGTAATCAAGAAGTTCAGATTAAAATCCAACAATCGCAGTTGGATATTATGCATACATTGCTCAATGTCTTGACTAGCCAGGAACCAAATAATAGTGGTCTTGATTTGAAACAATTAGCTCAGATGATTAACGAAACCAATGCGCAAAGCAAAAACATGTTGCGTTATAACAACGGATAGGAGGGATGTCATTGGATTTTTCAAAACCCAAATTGTTTGCCAAAGTTGACGGACGTAGTTTTGAGTTTGACGAAATGAACGGTCTTCATTTTTTAGAATTGAGAACCACCGCGCCACAGACTAGAACTAACTTACAAACGAATGATTTTCAAGACGGTAGCAGACAGCAAGGTCCCATTCTTTTTGGGTCTCGGACGGTTGCTGCCGACTTTTATTTTGAAGCGACTGATCTTTATGATTTCGAGTTGGCCACGCAAGAAATTTGGCGCCGGCTTTATTCGCGGAATCCGATTGAATTGCGTTGGTCACGTATGCCGGGCATTAAGATGCTAGCGATTGCCAAACCATTTGAAACGACGCGCCTTAACTGGGGCGATATGAAGTTTACAGTTGAATTTGATATGCCTGCAGGTTATCGCCAATCGTTGGCCAAGTCTGATCAGATGCAATTTATCTATGAAGATGAGTTGGCTCAGATTGGGATGAATTTGCTAAACGGGGAAGACCTCGCGTATCGCTTCAAGCAAACTCGCTTCAAAGTCTATAATCCATCTGATGTGGTGATTGATCCTTATTATCAGCGTCACGATTTGGACATCATTATCAAAGGCCAAGGTGCACCAACGATTACCAATCTCACTAACAATTATGGGATTGCGTTAAATCGGGCGCTCACGGCGAACGACACGCTCATTTGGCACGGGGTTCGCCCACTACTCAACGGAACGACTTGTGAACGCGCCACAAATCACGGCCACCTGCAGTTGGAAAAAGGTTGGAACGATATTAGCGTGACTGGTTTGTCTAATATCGATATCACCTTCAGTTTTCCATTCCTGTATCTATGATTGATTTTAAGCAGCAAAAGATTCTCGTCCAAGATGCCGCCAACCAGTATTCTGAAACGCTAGTCGATTTTGACCGGGCTTCAGTTAAGCGGACTTGGAAAAAGAATCAATCCTATCAGTTAGAATTAACCGCCACAAATGATGACTCATTGGCGTATAGCTTATTGCGCAATGAGAATTCGATTCTAGTTGGTGGTCAAGAATATGTCATTAAGCAGGTTAAGCCAGACTTAAAAGGTTACAGTAATCAAGTCGCGATTACTGCGAACCATGTTTATTACGAATCAAAACGTATCTGGCAATACGACAAGCGTGCCGGCACCATCACCTACAGCATTCAAGATATCCTCCACTATTTTTTCGACAACAATCCCTACGGTTTCACCTGGGAAGTTATCGGTAATTTCAGCAAGGTTCAGATTGAAAATTTAGGTAACACTAGCGCACTGGACGCGCTCAATACGTGCGTCGATAAGTTCAATTGCGTCGTCTATCCAGATAATAAGCACATCCGGATTTATTCTCGTGATGCCTGGCAGAAAAAAGTTGATAAGTCTTATCTCTATGGCTATAACACCACGACCTTCAGCTGCAGCTGGGATACGACGTCGATTCAAAATGTCACAAAATGTTATGGTAAACAAAAAGATGGCCAAGAGGGACAGTATTACTTCCCGCCATTTATTGCCAAAAATACCACAAGTATTAAGCGGTGGGGTGAGCGACCAGGCGCCGAGATTTCCGACGAACGTTTCACCGACAAAAATGCAATGAACGCCTATGCTATGAGTACGATGCAAGCTGACCCAGTCACGACAATGGCGCTCACTTATGATGGCGACGACCAAGTTTTACCGGGTGAGGTTTGGTATTTGAGGGTTGAACCAGAGCAATTCGACACCGACGTCGAAGTCACGGGCATCACCGATTATCCATTCGCCCCTGATCATAAACCAGAAGTCGAATTGGATAATTCGGTCCGGACACTTTTAGACGAGGACATCGCCCAGGAACGCCTAATCAAAGAAGCAATTAAGCATAATCAGGTGGCGGCACAAGAAATTAAAGCTACCAACGAAAAGGCAGTGAAGGCCTACGACTCGCGCTTCATCGGTGATTTATACGGTACGCCAACCAGATTAACGCGCGCCACCGGCCCACAGTTGCCAGGCTATATCCTAAAAGTTCCAGCAGATAATTCAGACCTAGGATTAAAAAAGAACCAACAATTCTATGCTGCTACGGCGGTTAATTATGTAGAAGGCTTGGCGGAATATGTGACTGGGATGCTACCAGTAATACCGGACATACCGAAGTATGAACCAGCAACACCAACTAATGATGGCCTAATGAGTGCGGCCGATAAGGTTAAATTAGATGCATTGAATAATAATTTTATCAAGCTTTATTCACCAGATGGCACACCATTTTTGGTGCAAATAACGAATGAAGGAAAACTTGAAATATTGAAGGGAGAAAATAAGTAATGAGTGTTGTAGAACGAGAAGGACAACCACTTCAGAATAGAGATTACAGACAACATCTCAATCGAAATTGGGATGCTTTAAATGATTATGAAAAGAATATCGCAATGCAATTTTTACAATTTATGCAAAATCCACCAAAATCAACGGTCGATGAAATTACTCAAGCAAGAATAGATGCTAACGGCTCAGAATATCCCACTATTAAACCGCGTATTGATGCGGCTCAACGCGTTGCCGATGTTGCATACTCTATGGTAATTAATAAAGCCGATAAAGATTATATTAGGAGCTATTTAGAGCAATTAAATCATATACCTGAAACAGTAGCTAATTTGGCGGAACTCATCGGAAAGTACCCTGGCGGGAAAGCTGGCCTTTTTATTGCTGCCGACAATGGTCATAAATATATCTGGAGTGGCGGTGTCTGGAAGGATGCTGGGGTTTATCAATCAGAGGGTATCCCTGATAAATCAATCAAAGCTCCAAAAGTTGCAGATAAAACTTTAACTGATCAGCAGATTAAAGAAGTTAATATGGCGACAGTTATTGATTCCTTTGCGACAATCAGTAGTGCGGAAAAATGGAATGGTGGCGATTTAAGTGTTACTGATCAACAAATTAATTTAGTGAGCGATGGTGGTGATCGTGGTGTGATGGTCACAGTAAATTTGGATAAATTCCAAGCATTAGATAAAAGAGTTTATGTTAATTTTGATTACAGCAATCCAGATTACGTTAATTTAAAAGACCTAGTAGAAGTCTACGCGATGGATATGAAAAATGAAATAAAAAAACCAGCGTTATTAACACTTAAAAGATCTCCAGATTTAACTCCGGCTAGCTATGGCATGTCAGGACAATTATGGCCTAATTGGCAGTTAGATAAGAACTTCAAATTGCTGTTTGTAATACACGGCCAAGGGTCACTTAAAATTGATAAACTAACGGTTAATTATTCGGATAAACGACTCAATCTCGCTGATCAATTGAATAATATTGATAGTGATCAGGTTGTTAATCTAAAAACTGAAAAAGTAAAAAATACTAGTATCGAGTTGGACGATTTTTCTATTTGGAATTCAAAAGTCGATACATTAACTATTGATGATGCATTAAATTTTCAAAAGAATGGTGACGGCGATAGCGGAGTAAAGGTATCACTTACGGCTGATACGACAAAACCGGTATATATCAATTTTAAATTGCAAACAAATGGGGCAGTTGATCCATACGTTGCTAACGCATTTGGAAGTGTTGTACCGGGAGCAATCGCAACGGTTAAAGGTAACACTTTAAGAAGATATAGTTACAGAATCGAACCAGATAAATTCACATCAAAGGGTATTAAAGATGAGTTTATGGTCATTTTTGCCACGCATGTTAAGGGAACTTATTTTAAAGTTAAATCACTTAATGTATCTAATACAAACGGCCTAGAGGGGGTTAGCGAAACAACTAATAACGTCCTTGAAAATATTGGTGTGCGACCAAGTGAGAATATCGGCTCAGATATTAAATATTTATCAGGGAATATCAATGCGATTGAAAAAGTACATTACGTGACGCCAGCTAATTCGGTCACGATAAATAATGGAATTTTAAAAATGATTACGGCGTTTGTAAATAAAGCGGGTGTTTACAGTTTTAGCGTGGGCTTAATTGATCAGAACAAATTAATTGTGGACTCCACAAAATATCAATTTAGTTTAACGGCAGGCCTTAATTATATAAATGTTGAATCTAAATTGATTAATATGCCGGTTGGGTCATATCTATTCATGGATGCCAGTCAGCTTGGTGGTGTATTAGATAAAAACGATAATTATCGTGGAGGACTTTTAGTACAAGACGATAGCCACCAATCGACAGTACCTGGCTATCCAGGTATGATTATGTATAACTATGATGGTATTGCCCCATTTAGCTATGAAGTTGCTCAAAAGTCGGTTACACATCAATTAGAAGGTTTGAATAAGGCTAGTACGGAGTTGAAATCAAGCTTAGATAAAATAACTGCTAATGGTGATGATGTCTTTGTTACGTCTACCTCGGGGAAGAAATTCAGATTACTTGTTGATGATTCAGGAGCATTATCAACCGTTTCTCAAATTCCTAATGAGGTAGCTATTTTTGGTAATTCGTTAACCAAAACTGGCGGGGAAATCGGGATGGCAGCGTCCGATCAGTATCATGATTATTATCATTTTATTGTTGAATATATGAAATCTAAAAATACCAAGGTTAAGGTTAATCCGCGGACAAATATGTCTGTGTGGGAATCTGCGACTAATTCAAACGACCGAAAGACTTTATTTAATGAGCAAATTAAACCAGTTTTAACCGCCAATACTGATTTAGTCATCCTTCAACTAGTTGATAATGTGAATACGCCCGAAAAAAAGGCGACTTTTGCACAGGACACTAAGACATTGATTAAAGACATCCACGCCGTATCTCCGAAAGCACGGGTATTTTGGATAGCTTATTGGTTTGGTAACGATGACCTTCTTGGACAAATCAAAGATGCTTGCAACACTGAAAACGCAACGTTAATTGACATTTCAAGTATCGCCAGAATGTCCGATACTAAGAGCTATCTTGGTGCAACACGAACGGGTGTTAACGGTGAAACATGGACAGTTACTAATCCGGGTGAAGCAATGCATCCAGGTGATAAAGGAATGCGATTAATTGCTGATGCCGTTATTGGAAAGCTGGGATTCTAATGAATCTGTTTAGAGGTCTCAAATGCGCGTTACCACTAGCAATTCTATTATGGATTGCTATTTTTATTGTTTTCAAATTAATTATGTAGGAAGTGTCAAAATGAATAGTTTAAAAGGACTAGGGCAGCTCCTGATGTGGTTATTAACCATACCATCTGCTTATTGGGGGGCCAAGACTGCCACAACAGAGCTGGTTAAGCATCGTAATATGCGTTTAGCAAGTCTTGAAAATCGCATGAACGCCAATGACAATGCGGTACAAGCTGTACTGCACGATTCACTTTACAAGCAGTGTACTAAAGTCATATATCGCGGAACTGTGACAATTAGCGAGCTAGATAACATTGAGCATTTATTTCGAGGGTATAGCGGCGTCGGCGGTAATGGGACCGGTGAAGCACTCTATAATAAGGTTAAAAATTTAAAATTAATTGATGATAAGGAGCTGATTGAGCATTGAATTGGCAAGTGAGATTTAAAAACCCACATTTTTGGTTTCAAATTATAATAGCAATCACGATGCCAGTTGGTGCGTATTTTGGAATTAAGGCCCAAGACGTAACAAGCTGGCATATTTTATGGGCAACATCTGGCAAGGCAATTGCCAATCCGTATGTGCTATTAACGGTAGGAGTTAGTGTTTATAACGCGATCATTAATCCAACAACTAAAGGAGTAAGAGATTATGAAAAAATTAAATAAATTAGTAGTCGCCATCATGGCGGCTATTTTATTTGCAACAAATGTGGCGGGGGTGGCAAAGGCCTATTCTATTAACACGACGTATCAACTAGGCACCAACGAGGGTTCTAGCCAACGGACCAATAACCAAGTTATCATTGCACACGATACTGGCACATATGCCCCAGCAATCAATAATGCGATGTATATGAAACGTGAGTGGGCATCCGTTCAAGCCTATACGCAATACGTCGTCGGAGATGGCGGTAAGGCTTATCGTGTTGGTGCTGATGGTTATGTGAGCTGGGGCGCAGGCACATGGGGCAACGCTAATGCACCAGTTCAAGTTGAATTGGCCCGCACCTACGATAACAATCAATTTAAGATTGATTACGCGGTTTATGTTAACTTGCTGCGCGACTCGGCTAAGAAATTTGGTATCAGTACTAATCTAGATACCGGTTATGGCATTGTGACCCATAAATGGATTACAGACAATGTCTGGGGTGATCATCAAGACCCATATGGTTACTTAGCAAGTCACGGCATTTCTAAAGTGCAATTTGCCCAAGATTTGAAAACTGGGCTACCTGAAAACGGCAGTGGGACAAACACCACGCCAACTAATCCCACAACACCAAGTAACTCGATTATTCCCGCCGGATTTACGCGTGAAAATGGGACGTTCGTAAATGGTGATACCGAAATCATGGATCGTGTCGGTGGTGCTTCGGTTAATAACACTCGTGGCGAATATTTGAAACCCTACGCAACCTGGAAGTATGACAGTTACAAACGGATTGGTAACTTAGTATGGATCCACCAAAAATTCTTCAATGGTACAAGAAATATTGACGTATTTATTCCCGTTCGTGAAGGTTCATATCCTTGGGGCACATTTAAATAACATAAGTAATAAAAAAAGCCCTCGAATGAGGGCTGATACATAATAGCAGTACTATTTATATATATATGATTGGCGTAAAATTTTCAGATCGCTATCAGGCCATATGAGAGCAGAAGATTTAAAATGAGTGGGTTCTTTATTGTCTGAAGTGTCAAGTTCATCAGAGTCTCCCCAAAGATTGACTTTTGAAACGATATTTTTAAACTTTTCCCCTCTTTTTGTATACTCTGCATTATAAAATAATAAAATGAGTTGTTCTTCACTAAGTTGGGTTCTTAAAATTCCAAGGTATTTATTAATAGTTGTTGAACGTTTTAGGACGGAAAAGTTCAGTATTATTTTAATGATTCGATGGACAGTTCTAAAAAAAGAACCAAATTCATTTTTTGAAAGGAAGTCGGAGACTATTGTTTTTTTATCATCTTCAGGTATCTCTGTTTGAAAGCGTGCATCATTATCTGTGAAAATAGAAAACATTTTATTTTGAATGTCAATTAAATTTTGTTTTTTACATGGAAATTCCTCACATAATTTTTTTATATGGTTTGAAACAGCTTTTTTCTTTGACGGAGTATTAAATAGTGTGAATAGGTCTTCACTATAACCATCTGGAGCAACACAAAAATGATACAGTTCCTCAGTAAAATTTTCCATAATTAATGGATCAGATGAATGGTGAGCATTTGGAAAAGTTTCATATTTATTAGTTGAAAGAGAATAAGTTTCAAGGTCCTCAATATTTTTTATTTCTATTAAATAGGGGGCTTTTCTGATATCTCTTTTTTCAGTAGACGAAGTATCCTTCATTATAAGCATACGTTTTTTTGACTCTGATTTAAGTTCGAGATTTTCCAGCGTAATGAAGAATTCGTGGATAAGTTCTTCATTGTCTACATAAATATTTAATTTGATATTGTCATTGTTTTTTTTAAGTTTATCCATTGATTCTTTATCTATTGTTTGAAGTATTGATTTTATATGATTTGAGCTATTTTCATCTAGTTTTAGAATTTCTCTAAGTAAAGAAATGAGATGAAAAAATAGATTCTCGAAACTCGTCTTTCTGTTATTCATACTTGTTATTGAAAAAGTAATGAGGGTAGTAATCAATGCTAATAAGGCAATAAAAGCACTAGGTTCGAGATCAGATAACCATTTCCATATAGGGGTGATGTAGGTGGATAGCTTATTAAATTTTAAAAAAAGGGAAATACCATTGGTAATAGTCATATTGACAAAGCTCCTTAAAAATAAGATAACTCCATTAGTATATCAAATCACAAAACAATTACCACTTGACTTATGCGAACGTACATTCGTATAATATAACTCGAAGGAGTGGTTAAGATAGAATATGTCAGCCTAAAAGGGACTATCAATAGCGTTGTTAAGGTCATTAGCTTCAGCCCGTACCTTGTTCGATTCGACCTAAAAACAGCCGAACAGAATTATAATTCCCTAGTCGCAAAAGATGCGTTTAACTTCGTGTATCTGGCACATGAGGGTGCGCCAATCTCAATCTTTGGCCACTTTAATAAACGCCACCAATTAATAGTAGATAAGTTTCATGTCAAGAATGTTATTCAAAATTTATCTGTTGTAAGATAATATCAGAACAAAAGTCGGGAGCGAATTGAATGAAGCAATTTGAACCAGCACGGATTAACGAGCAATATTATTTGCTATTAAATGAAACGGGAAATGTCGAGCTTTATAACGAGGGCATTGGCGTAGTGGGTAGTATGAGCTACTACTACACTCGCAATGATTTACCGTTGTTCATTTGTCGCCACGATCCAACGGCCGATTTAAGAACTATTCATGACGTGATGGTCCAACTGGATAACCAGATGGATGAAATGATCGAATGTGGCTGTTTAATAGTAGGTGGCCGGAACGTTGCAATTCAGAGATAA